AGATGTTTGTCAAGAACATATGAGCAAAGAAGACAAAGATGATCTTGCTAACTACATTACAGATTTAAAATTTATTCCTGGCGGCAGATACCTGTATTATGCTGGCCGTCCTAACAAGTTCTTTAATAACTGTTATCTGTTAAAGGCAGAGGAAGACACAAGGGAAGATTGGGCAGATGTTTCTTGGAAGTCTGAATCGTGTCTTATGACAGGTGGCGGTATAGGTATAGACTACTCTGTGTACAGGGAAGAGGGACGCATCTTAGCTGGTACGGGTGGCTTGTCTTCTGGACCTATACCTAAGATGCAGATGATCAACGAAATTGGTCGTAGGGTTATGCAGGGTGGTAGTAGAAGGTCTGCTATTTATGCTAGTCTTAATTGGCAACACAAAGACATAGATAAATTTCTTGAGTGTAAAAACTGGCATGAAATGCCTGTAGGTGATACAGGGTTTACTGTTGCACAAGTGAAGGAACAAGATTTTAATTTTACTGCGCCTCTTGATATGACTAACATTAGTGTGAACTATGACACTGAGTGGTTGTTAAAATACTGGCGTACAGGAGAAGTCGGGGAAGTCTTTGAGAAGAATGTTAAACAGGCTTTGAGTACGGCAGAACCTGGATTCAGTTTTAACTTCTTTGATAAAGAAAAAGAGACATTGCGTAACGCTTGCACCGAAGTTTGTAGCGAGGACGACTCGGACGTTTGTAATTTAGGTTCATTAAATCTTGGTCGCATTGAAAGCATAAAAGAACTTAGCGAAATAGTAGAACTTGCTACGAAGTTTCTTTTATGTGGCACATTGAGAGCAAAACTTCCATATCAAAAAGTATACGATGTGAGAGAGAAAAATCGTAGGCTTGGTCTTGGCTTGATGGGCATACATGAGTGGCTAATTAAACGTAATTTTAAGTATGAAGTTACTGATGAACTACATCAATGGCTCTCTGTATATAAAGGCATGAGTGATTCTGTATCTCATAAATTTTCTGACAAACTTGGTATAAGTCGTCCAGTAGCTAACCGCGCTATCGCACCTACAGGATCAATTGGTATTCTTGCAGGGACAAGCACTGGCGTAGAACCAATATTTGCTGTGGCTTACAAGCGTAGGTATTTAAAAGGTGGAACTAGATGGCACTATCAGTATGTGGTAGACAGTGCGGCTCAAGAACTTATTAATATCTACGGTGCTGACCCAGAAACAATTGAGTCTGCTCTAGATCTTGCTGATGACTATAAGCGTAGGATGAAGTTTCAAGCTGATGTTCAAGATTATGTAGACATGTCCATTTCATCTACAATTAATTTACCTGCATGGGGTAGCAAACTTAACAATGAAGACACAGTAAAAGACTTTACTGATACTCTTGCATCATACGCCAGTAGACTAAGAGGATTCACTGTATATCCTGACTCATGTCGTGGGGGACAACCCTTAACAAATGTGCCTTACTCTGAGGCTGTGGACAAACTAGGAGAAGAGTTTGAAGAAGGCGTAGAGGCACACGATATTTGTGACATTACAGGTCATGGGGGTAGCTGTGGGGTATAGATGTTAACTCATTATTGTTTCAAAGAAGTTCTCCCAAAAGAATTTTGTGATGGTATAGTTACTGTTGCGAGAGAGCTAGATTCAAAAGAAGCAGAAGTTTCTAAACATGGTAATAACGAGGTATTGTCAGAAGTAAGAAACAATAGAATTGCTTGGTTGGCTAACACAGAGTTGTCAGAAATATTAGAGTTGTATGTAGATATAGCTAATGAAAAAGCTGGCTGGGACTTTAGTTTAACTTCTTTTGAAGTACCTCAAATATCTTTTTACGGCAAGGGTCAGTTTTATGATTGGCATGTAGATACAGGAGTAGAGAAACAAAGCGATCCTTACTTCAGAAAATTAGCTGTTTCTATAACACTCAGTGATGAATTTAAAGGGGGTGACTTTCAGATACAAAACTTTGTCCATCCTCAAGCGCCTAACAGGTTTAGAACTATTAAAGACATGAGAAGAAGAGGAAGCATTGTCGTCTTCCCTTCTTTTATTTTTCACAGAGTAACTAAAGTAAAAGAGGGTGAGAGGTGTGCCATGACTTGTTGGTTCAGAGGTGAAAAATTTTCTTGACTACAGTTGATTTATATAGTAATATTTCTATGGCATGACATATTGTGTGCTACATAATCTTGCTTAATAGGAGAATAAAATGAACATAGAATTATTACAACATAATAATAACGCACTTCATTCGATAAATGACAATGTAAAAGACTTGTTAAGAAACTTCAGTGTTGGTTTTGAAGATTACTTATCTTCACCAATGCTATCTTTCCATAAAGATAATGCAACTACATTCCCATTCCACGATATCTCTAAAGATGGGGATGATGGATATATTTTAGAGATTGCTCTGGCAGGATATTCTAAAGAAGATATAACAGTAGAAGAAAGAGACGGTTTCTTAACTGTTGCTTCAAGTGATTTCTACAACACAAAAGAATTAAAAGAAGAGATAATCGATACCATTGTGGTAAAAAATATTTCAAAGAGAAAATTTAAAAGAACATTCTCTTTAAATCCTAACTACGTTGTAGCTGCAGCGGAAATGGTAGACGGTCTATTGAAGGTTAGGTTAAAAATGAAAGCTGACGATCAGCATAAGAAAGTAATTCCAATAGAATAGGTAGTATATGGGGTGGGGTATTGTCCTCACCCCTTATCACATAAAGATGTTAGATAAACCATACAAAATATATGTAGGGTATGATAATAAAGAAAAAACTTACTTCGATGTTCTGTCCTACAGCATAAGAAAAAATACAAACCATCCCGTAGATATAATCCCATTAAAACAAAATGCTCTCCGAAGAGCGGGTCTTTATTTCAGAGGCAAAGAAATTAATGAAGACAATCAATTTGTAGATTGTTTTGATGGTAAACCTTTCTCAACTGAGTTTAGTTTTACTAGATTCTTAGTTCCTTTTCTAAATCAGTTTGAAGGATATGCTTTATTTATGGACTGTGATATGTTTTTTAAGGCAGACATATCAGAGTTGTTTGAAAAGTATTGTAATCCTTCATTTGCTGTTAGCTGTGTAAAACATGACCATGTTACAGATGGCGGTTTTAAAATGGATAACCGTGTTCAGTCTAACTACCATAGAAAAAACTGGTCTAGTTTTGTCATGTGGAACTGTGGACATGAAGCATTAAAAGATTTTACTGTGCATGATGTAAATACAAGGAATGGTTCTTGGTTACATAGGTTTGCTTTTCTTGAGAGGGAGTATGAGAATAATCTTATAGGATCTATACCTCAAGAGTGGAACTGGTTAGACGGACATTCTCCTGCTAACTTAAAACCTAAGTGTGTACACTTTACTACAGGCGGTCCTATATACAGAAACTGGGATGGGCGAAGAACTATAGATAATAAATATGCTACGGAGTGGTCAGCATTATATTCAGAAATGGTTAAAGTAAATGGTTAGATTTGTAACGTCTTTTTCAGGTAAACACTATGATGTCTACGCTAAAAAAATGCTTAAATCTGTTGTCAAATACTGGGCAGATGACTTAAAACTTATTGTTTATTATGACACTGTAACTGAAGAGCAGAAGAAAGACTTTCCTAAGTCACCTATTATTGAATACAGAGACTTAGATGAGGTTGAAGACAGAGCTATCTTCTTAGATAAGATGAAAGGCTATGACGGTACATCTAATGGTCAGATGCCTTACGACTTTCGCATGGATGCTTTACGTTTCTGTCACAAAGTATATGCTCTCACAGACTACTTTCTTGAGATATCAGAGAACGAAGCCAAGGGTGGCTGGCTTATATGGATGGATGCAGATGTACTGACTACATCTCCTTTGTCTGAAGAAATTTTATTCCAGGCTTTCCCTAAAGATTCAGAACTAATACATCTAGGAAGAACAGACATTGATTTCAGTGAGACAGGGTTTATTGGTTTTAATCTAGACACAATGCACAGCCATTACTTCTTAGCTGACATAAGAGGATGCTACGATATAGGCGAAGTGTTGGCCTACCGAGAGTGGACTGATGCTTTTATTATGACTAGGTTCATTAAGATATATGCAGCGCATGGCATGAAGGTTCATAATTTAAGTGAGGGTGCTTCTGGTCTAGCTGTCTTCCCTCAGTCTAAGTTAGCAGACTTTATGATCCACTACAAAGGCAATTTAAAAAATACTATAGGTGAAGACACTGTTACCCCTGATGTAAACTTACCTCGTTATCATCAACTAGCTGTTCTTATTAGAGAATATAAACCTAAGAAAATTGTAGAAGTCGGAACTTGGAATGGTGGTAGAGCTATAGAGATGGCCTTGGCTGCTTTTGAAAACAGTAAGCGCGTACACTACACTGGCTTTGATTTGTTTGAGGACGCAACTTTTGAGATAGATCGTAAGGAACAAAACACTAAGCCTCATAATAATTTTGATGCAGTAAAGAAACGTCTTGAAGACTTTGCTGGTAAGATGAAAGAAGATAAGAAGACATTTACCTTTACTTTATTAAAAGGTGATTCAAAAGAAACTATGTCAAAGGCGAAGAAAGAGATAAAGAAAGCTGACTTTGCCTTTATAGATGGTGGTCATAGTGAAGAAACTATTTTGTCTGATTATGAAAATTTAATGCATGTTCCTGTAGTAGTCTTAGATGATTACTATAGTAAAGATATAGATGAAAAGATTCCTGGCGATGAATTTTTAGGAACTAATCGTCTTGTAGAATCTATGAAAGGAACACGAATATTTGTCTTACCTTCTCAAGATAAGGTCAAAGACGGTGGAATTGTTCATCTAGCTGTCAGATTAAAAACAGACGATCTTCCTGACTTACCTAAAGAATTAAGCAGAACACCTATTATAGTTCAGCCTAAAGATTGTGTTCCTAAAGATGATATACTGGACAATATAAATGATAACGTAGAGTTAATAAAAGATTGGGACTTTGTTCAAAACTGTGACATACATGATGAACATATAATTATAGTTTCTGCTGGTCCTTCTCTTGATTTTAAAAAATTAAAAGCTGTTCAAAAGAAACATGACGCTAAAATAGTTTGTGTGAAGCACAGCTATCCTTTACTTTTAGAGGCTGGTATTCAACCTTGGGCATGTGTTATACTTGATCCTAGACCTATAACTGGAACAAGCACACATGGTGTTGTTCGTACAGAACTATTTAAGGAGATAGACCAAACCACAAAGTTCTTTATTGCATCCATGACTGATCCTAGCGTTACTAAGTTTATCATGGACAAGACAAAGAATGTATATGGATGGCATGCTTTCTCTCAGGCTGTTGCCGATATAGTAAGTGGTAAGATTGAAGTAGATTATAACTTAAAAATAGACAAAGATAAAGCCACCTTTGTTAGTGGTGGTACATGTGCAGCCATGAGAGCAATTGGAATGATGCACATATTTGGATTTAGGAACTTTCATCTATTTGGCTTTGATTGTTCTATAGATGGTCTTACAGAAGAGCAGAAAAAAGAAAAGCTAGATGATGGTGTAAGACCAAAATATATGCCAGTAGAAATAAACGACTGTCATTTCTGGACTACTGGTGAACTTCTTGCAATGGCGCAAGATTGTGAGAAGTTATTTGATAATCCGCAAGTTGAAATGATAGTACACTTTTATGGAGAAAATACCTTAGTGTCTGAGGTTTATAAATTATCTAGAAAGAGTAAACCAAAGCACTATATAGACTTGATAGAGAGTAAACAAGCAGCCTAAGAAAGGATTTATTATGCTTCAAACTATTATAGATAACAGTGATATAATTCTAAGCACGTTAACAGGTATCGTTACCATAGCTAGTATTATTGTTGCTGGTACACGAACACCTTCTTCTGATACTGTTATGGGTAAAATTTATAAAGCAGTAGAATTTTTATCTCTGACAATAGGTAAAGCTAAAGAAAAAGGTTAGAAACAAAATGCCTGTAATATCTTCTATTGTATCCTCAGTTGTTAATATCTTCACTAAAATATTACCTCTTTTATTTGCATATAAAGCAGGTAAGAGTAGTGCAGAGAAAGAAGAACTTGAGGATGCAATAGAAAAAAATAAGGAGCGAGATAAAGTTGAAGAAGATATTGATCGTATGTCCGATTCTTCTGTTGTTAGCAAGTTGCGTAACCGTTGGAGGAGGAAAGGCGTATTGTAGTTGGGTAAAGCCTATCCTTATTTCTGATAACGATAAACTTTCTAACGGAACAGCAAGACGCATACTTACCCACAATGAAACCTGGGACAAATTCTGTAATTAATCATGGCTGAATTAAAGATAAGACAGGAGAAATTCTGTCAAGCATATGTCATGTATCGTAATGCCACAGAGTCAGCTAAGATAGCTGGTTACTCTGAAGGTTCTGCACACACGCAGGGTCATAGGCTTATGCAGCGAGAAGACATTAAAGAAAGAATAGAAGAATTAGAGAAAGAAGTAGAGACACGTATCGATGTTGTCTCTGAGATAGAAAACCAGTACACCTACGCAAAGAACAACGGACACACAAACAGTGCTATTAAAGCATTAGAGGTATTGTCTCGCATACGTTCTGCTAAAGAAGATGAAGCACCTAAGAACATAGCCGAGATAGAAGAAGAAATAATTAAGTATCTCGAAGTTCTAGGCGAGAAAGAAACATCCAAACTTTTTTTAAAATGTGATTTCTTTGCTGATGAAGAACAAGAAGAAGACCTTGATGAGGTAGAACATCTGAAAGAAAAGATAGATTCTATACCCAAAAGGAATGTCAGGAAAGAATATCTAGAATCTAGAAAAGGATATGTGCTAAAATAGCCTAAATCCTTTGTGCGCCTGAAAATCAAACACACATAAAATTAGCTTATATTCTGGTGGTGAGGTAGCAGGTACATTACTTACCTGCACTGTACGTCTAATTTTAAGCCTTATTTTTTCATCTTAATCTCTTCAACGGCAGGATGTCGGCCATTATGCATTTTTTGGAGTGCCAAAATTTCAGACTCTGTTTTTTTTAATCTTTCAGAGATTGCACCTTTCCATTTATTTTGTTCTTCAAGATTACCAGGACTTAGAATATCTGTTAGAACCTTAATCTGACTTCTTAAAACAGAAACATTATTCTCTGCTGTATCTAATTCTCTGTTTAATTCATCTACATAATTTTTTATCTCAGCTTGGTTAGCTTTTAATGTAGTTACTTGTGATCTTACTAACGCCCATGCACCAGACAACGAGGCTATGACTGCTCCAATTTGGAACAAAAATTCTGTGTCCATTTCCATTAGTTTGAACCTATCTCAAGATCAGGTGGTTCTTTAGATAAGTCACGACCAAAATAGATATCTTCTACTTTCCTCATCTGTTTTCTTAAATAATTCATATAAGGTTCTACGTTATTGTATCCATCACTTTGCAAGTCAATGATAACTTCGTCCCAATATTTATTATTAGACGACAGAGTATTAGGTAATGATGTATTATAATTAATAATACTTCCTAATGCTCTGTTAGAAGGAAGAACTTGTTTAATAGAAGACTTTCTTAAAATTTTTATAGCCTTTTCTTTTCCTTCAGACCTAGCTAAGTCTTGATATATTTTTTTAATTTCTTTTTGAGCAACAAACTGTTCTTCTAAAATATTGCTATAATCTTCTAAAAGTTCTTTAACATTTATTTTATAAGAAGGTTCTCTAATTTTTCTTTTTAAATTTTGAGAGAATGATCTTGTAGCACTAGCTATACTTCTATTAACTGTTGATAAAGCAAATCCTGTGCTTTCTGCTGGATCAAGAGTTTGTACCTTTAAGCCAGGAATTATAATACCTCTCTTAAATAAAGAATCTACAACTGACATTTCTTCATCTAAAGGTTTATATGGAATAGAATACATAGTATTTTTTAATTCAGAAAAAGATTCATCAGACATAACTAGATTGGCTAAGTTAGTATCTCCTACTGTTATATCCATTGCCATCTTTGCGTATCCTGGCATTGCAGCTTTAGCCATCTGACGCGCACCTCTAGACAGATCATTAGCAGAACCTTCATAATCACCCTTAACTCCTTTGAGTACTCCTGATCCAAGTGGTTCCGCTAATTGCGTAAAAAGAGTGGGAGATATATAAGGTTCAAATAATTTTTTAGCAGCCTCTTTAACAGCATCGTCTAAATCTTTTGATACGTCTTCACCTCTAGATGCTTTTAGTATTGTGGGCATAACCAGACTTAATAAATGACTATCTGGTTCAAGATAAGTTAGATCAATAAACTGCTCTTTTCCTTTTTTATCTTTACCTAAAAATAAAATAGCATTGTCTTTTGCCCAAGGAGGGAGTTGACTCCTTAGTTTATCGTATACTTCTTCTACATCTTCTTTATTGTAGAGTGCTGTACCTACATATGCTGCGGTGTAAGGAGCAGCTTTAGCTGCTTGGAACTGTATAAATCTACTTAACCCTCTATTCCTTAGAGCATTGTTGCCAGTTTGAACACCCGTTGATATTTCATCAGCGGCAGTTTTAAATAAATTATATGTGTTTCTTAATCTCTCTGTTGGGTAAGCTGTGAAGTTACCTATAACAGGCACTCTCCTCATCATCTCTAAAACAGCAGGAACGCGAGAATAAACAGGAGTAAGATTTTTAGCATTTCTATTCCTGTATATTCTTACATAGTCTTCTTTCTTTGGATTAGCTATTCCAAATGTATCTGATAATTCTTTAAGTTGAAGTTTCTTTTGTTCTGGTGTGAAGCTATCAAATATTTTATTTAAAGATTTACCCTCACTTACATAAGTGAGAAACTTAGCTACATTATCACCAGCCACAAAAGCTCTCTGTAACTTCTCTGCTACTTTTTTTCCTGGTTTGAGCGGTCCAACATCAGCAATAGATAGACCAGATGTTCTTAGTAATTCTTTAAAATATTTATCTTCTCCACCAACATCTCCAAGCCTTCTTATTACTTGGTTCATTCTAACATCAGAGTCTAGAAAACCATCTGCAATAAACTCTTGAACTAATTTGTCTTTAGAATTTACATCAAGTTTATTAAAGTAATTAGTAAGCTCTCTTAATCCTTTAAGGTTTCCTGATGACATAACATAACCCATGCCGCTTATTGCATTTCTAGCTATAGCAAGAGGATTATAAAGTGTTTTACCTGCTTTCAGAGAACCTTGTATACCAGATATATTTTTAGCTAAAGCACTATCTACAAGCGATGCTAATGCTCCCTTATCTCCAAGAACATCACCTCTTTGATATTGAAATAATGTTTTAAGTTTTTTACCTTCGTCGGCTGTAACCCAAACATCTTTAAATTTACTATCAAGAATAGGGATATTTTGCTCTTTACCTTCTTTAGTTAACTTTATAGCATATGGTATTTGAGTAACAGTATCATCTAATTTAGCCTGAGTTACTCCATCTTTAGCTAGTACACCTGATAAACGCATTACTTTATTACCACCTAGCTTTTGTGATGCTTCCACAGCATCTTTAGCTACGGTAGACAACCCTCTTGCTTGAGTATCTTTAAAGATAACATCTGCTGCATTTGCTTTAGTTGCAAAATCAACAAGGGCATTTACTGTCTCGCCAATTCGTAAAGCAGGTCTGTTATTATAACCTATAACTTTTTTTACTGAAGTAGGTAGTTGTTGTTCTGTCTTTATAGCTTCTAAAGAACCTGTTTGTTTTGCTCTTGACAGATCAGGCGAGTACAATTTTTTAGCTATCTTATCTATTTCTTTATTTAAATCAGCTTCACTCAAATCAGACCTGAAAGATTTATTTTTTGTACCTATGCCTGAGATTATTTGCTCTGCCTCATCTCTCCAATAACCAAGCTGCGGGAAAGCAAGGATATCTTCTTTTAAATCTCTAATTATGTTTGGGTTTTGTTTTTTAAAACTTGAATAACTTTCTGCTCTTTTTCTTGAAGCCAAAGCCTCAGGTACATTCTTAACGTAATTATCATTCTTAGTAAATATACCTTTGTATCTATCAGATAAAGCAGAATTTACTCCATATTGAACTGCTCTATCTCTCAAACCCCCATCTACAAGAAAGGCATTTAACACTTCTTCTGACTCTGGACTTTTAGCTTTAATAGCAGTTAAGGCTTCTGAGTTTATTCCTTCTTTATAAACTTTATTAAATAAAGCATTAACCTCTTCTTTAGGCGTATCAGCAAAATCTCTAGCGATAGCAGCATCTAATTTTTCTGTTAGATTTTTACCAACACCTTTTAGCTCTGTAGGTAAACCTAAGTTCTGCTCAAGATTTAAAACTGTGCTTTCTTTTAAACCAAAACTAGGTAGAAAATATCTCTCAAGAACATTTGTTATATCATCTGCTTTTGTCTTAATATTAGATAATGCATCTATTTTAGATGCTGTATTCATGCCAGCTTTTACTGTACCACTTACAGCTTTACCTGCACCTTTTAAAGCATAGCTTCCGATAACACCAAATAACGGACTAGCAATACCCTCTATTGCTCCTTGTCCTAATACTTTCGTAGGATCAATATCTGTTCGCTCACCTAAATCTATTTCTAAATCTTGTTTAATATAGTTTTGTGCTGATCCACCAACCGCAGCAGTTCCTCCTTCAACAGCTAGAACAGGAGCAAGTAATCTAGCTTTAGCTACTTCACTTTTTAATCCTTCTTTAAGTGTTTGTTTTACTCCAGCTTTAGCAGCTTCTTTTGCTGCAAGTCCCGCTGCTCCACCCGCACCAAAAGTAAAACCAGAAGCTAAGACAGATATAAGATTTGTTGGATCAGTTATTCCACCAATAACATAATCTTTTACTGCTGTACCTACAGGCGCACTGCCTTCTTCAAAAATGCTAGGTAGTTTAGCTGCACCATCTCTTGCTATCTGGTATAGCTTTTTATCTATATCAGAAAAGTTTTTTATTTTTGATGCTTGACCTATAGTATCGCCTAAGTTAACGTCAAAGTATCTTTGCTGAGTTAAAAAAGAATCTATTATTTTCTTAGGGTCATACTCTATCTGTTCATCAGGGTTTAGGTTTTGCAGAGTATAGTACATTGCATCCACAACCCGTTTATTTTCAGGATTCTGAATTTGTTGTAGCTCTTCATAAGGAACAGTATCAGTTTTTTGTTCTTTTTCTGCCATACTAATTACTTACTACTACGGTTTTTTAGTTGGTTGTGGTGGTGGTTGATCAACTGATACAGGAAATGCTGTTTTATTTTTAGAGTCTGGCCGATAATCTTGATTACCACCCTTGTCTTCTGGTTTTTTTACTCCTAGCGATGCTTCCACTCTTTTTATTGTCGAAAGAATTGCATTTGTATTTGGACCTGTTCTAGTCCTTAATACATTCTTTATATTGTTTAAAACTTGATTTGATTCTTCAGGTGTTTTTGGTTTTCCTGTTAATAATGCGTTAATATTAGTAAGAAAAGAATTTCTAGTAGCGGTAGATATATCTAATGCTTTAGCTGATTTAATCTTTAGTGCTGCTTCTTCTGCTGCTAGTTTTCTATCAGCTAAAATATTAGTTAACATCTGCTGTCTTTCTTTAGCTTGCTTGGCAGACATAGATTCAGCAGCTTGACCCAACTGTGTACCTAAAGGTTTACTAGGATCAGCTTGTGAATAACCTATAAGAAGATCACTAATTTTATCTAGTCTTGATGGACCTTCTATTTGTTTTGGATCTATTTTTGTTGGTTTAGTAAGGAAACTAAGTAATCCTTCTTCTTGTACTTTTTCTTCTGGTTCAGGTACAGAAGAGTTAGGAGAATCCTTAGAAGCGCTAGCTAATAAATTTTCCTCTTCTTCAGTAAAAGGGTATGGATCATCTTCTGGATCATCTACATTTGAATTAATTATTTCTTTTTCTCGACGTTTATTCTCTGCCTGTTGTTCATAATACTTTACAATGTCAGAAAAACTAGGAGGACCACCTACTTTAAGAGAAACTAATCCACCCTGTCGAAGAGATACTACATTCTCTTCTTTATTCATATTAGCAAGGGAAGCTAACCCACCAAAGTCAACAACTTCTGTGCCATCAACCTCTGATACAAGTTCAGGATATTTTTCTTTAACTTCATTAGACATAGGACCAACAACTTTAGGATAAGTCTTAGGGTCATCTTTATATCTAAACGAATACATTGCTAAACCAGTAGCATCATCCATTCCTATTTTTTTAACATCTGTTTTCTCTTTAGGATCTGATGTTCTAAAAGCACCATAAGCCTTTCCTAAACTACCTAAGAATCCTGAAGCCTGTTGCAAATAAGTTGGTTGTGCTACTCCTGGCATTGTTCTTGTAAGTGTACCTGCTGCACCTAATGCACCCTGAGTGGGTTGAATAAACTGAGAGTATTGAGTAAGTGTAGCTTCTGGGAAAGTTCTTTCTTCAAAAAACTTTCTTTGTCCTATATCTAATTCAGCTTGTGTTTGTCCTCTACGTGCTGCACCAACTGCTTCTAAACGTGCAATTTCTTCTGCAGTTCCTCTAGGCACAACCTGTGCAATCTCAGTAAGCCTACCAGCAGCACCTAATCTAGCGTCTTGTAATGCTTGTGCTTGTCCCATTGCTTGTTTATAGGCTTCAGATAAACCTGTAGCTCTTATATCAGCAATACCCTGTTCTAAATTACGGCGGCGTTCTGCTTCTAATATACCTTGTCTGCTACCCCCAAATGCACCAGCCGCAACTGACTGTGCAGCTAATTGTTGTTCTTCTTGATCTGCTGCTCGTCTACGTTCACGCTCTGTTCTATCGATTACTTGAGTAGCATAAGGATTCATAAATCTTGAGATGTCTGCATCAGTAGGTCCAAGACTAGCTAACATTGCTGCCTGTGCAGCAGGAGTAGCTAGAGCTTGAGTTTGCCCTACTACATCAGATGTAGCAGCATATGCCCTTTCTTGTTCTGGGGAAAAAGGAGCTATCTCAGGACCAGTATAAGGAACATACCCTTCTTCTTTACGTCTGCCATAAATATCTTGTGCTTCAGAAAGAACTTCTTTAACATAAGGTTTTAGTTCTGTAGGTATTTCTTTTGTTTGTACTGATGTTGTCTGAACAGGAGGAGGTGGAGGAGGAGAACCAAAGAACTGCACACACTTAGTATTTTCGTTTATCGTTCCTACGCCACCCATAGAACGAAGAACATCCATCTCATGTTTGTTAACGTGAGCAAGTTCAGTATCTCCACATATGCCTTTACCAGATAAATCCTCATACAAGAAGTTGTATAAAAATACTTTCTCCTCATTAGAGAAGTCAGACAAGACTTTGTTAAATTTATTTTTCATGCTCATTGTTATAGTTCCTTAGTTAATACGGTGGCGTATTTTTTATAATTAAACTTCTCTAGTTTTCTTTTCCAACCATCTCTTGCAATTATTTCTATATGTTTTACATTATTTTGTTTTGCATATTTAACAATGTCAGAGTCATCAGACACACAATAGTCTAACCATTTACTTATCGTACCTGTCTTTGCACCTACTAAACAGATAGTAAGAATATTATAATTAGGATATTTATTAAGTTGGGTTGTTGCAGCGACAACAATTCCATCCTCTTCATTAAGACCAACCCACAACTCCATTACTTCTGTTATTAATAAATTATAAATATCTTCTAAGTTGTATTCTCCATGATTTCTTTCTAATGGTTTAGCCAGTAAATCTTTTACATACGGCCATGTAATTTCTATACAGTTTGACCTTATCTTTGTAACTTCCATTTAAGCTATCGAACTTAATCCTTTCTCTGCATTAATCTCTGTTTGTTGTTCTTCTCTTCCAAAGGCTTCTTTACGTGTGTCTTTTATAAAATCATCTAACTCATCCGCACCAGCATCAGAAGAACCGTTACCAAGCATAGCTACTACATCAGCAGGTATAACATATTCGTCTTTACTGAGCATAGCAAAGTCAGGATCACCGCCTTCTACTTGAAAAGGTATTTCATCAGACATACCATCACCCTTTCCTTCTACCTGACCTTCAAAGTATTCTCCTACATCCCCGCCTTCTTGAAGTCCAAATGCATTCTTAAACTTACCTACGAATGATTTCATATTAGGAATATCAATTTCTTGTCCAATAGAAATTTTATCACGATGTGCAATATTTCTTTTATTTGCTTCCATTAAATCTTCTACAGACACTCCGCTTTCTTTTGCTATAGAAGATAGTGTATCTCCTTTTTCAACTGTATAGTCTCTACCAAGTAAATTTAATAAACCTTTTCCAGCTTCTCTTGCTGATTCCATAAAGCCTGTATCTTTACTTTCTTCTTTAGCAGGAGTTTCCATAGTTGTTTGTTCAAGTAAAGCTAATCTTTCTAAATCTTCTGAAGGAAACATTGGTTTCATTCTAGGACGAGGAGGAGAAACATCTTCTTTATTTTCTTCTTTTCCCGAAGCATAATCATAAAAATCTTCTATTGATTTAATAGTAATATTTCCTGTACTATCCTGCCACTGCTTATTTCCTTTCGCCGCCTTACTTCCTTTTTTGTAGACAACAGTATCTTTTGATCTATTTGCAAAAGCTGGAGCAGCTTGCATTACTCCTAAAGATGTTCCTGGTTTCCAACTCCATCTTTCTAAATATTTTTTATATAAATTAACTTGCTCTGGAACAGACATTTTTAATATTTTATCTTTAGTAACATTTGCCTTCTTAAATGTATTTAAATCTTCTATAGCAGCGCTAGTAAATTGAAACAGTCCTACAGCTTTTGATGTAGGATTAACTGCTCTAGGATTACTAGAAGACTCTTTTAAAATAATTTCTCTTAACTCATTTTCTGGAACACCCATATCTAATAAAGGTTTTAACTGTTTGCTAGTTATTCTTCCACCCTCGCGCATAGTCATAATACTAGGAGCTACTTCACTGACTTGGATTTCTTCTTGCGCTTGAACCGGCATATCCATTGTTTGCATGACTGTTCTAGTTCTATCGGGAAGTGATCCTGCCATACTTTTAACATCATCTAGATTTTCCTTTTCAGATTCTGCTTCTACACGTTTGTCTATCATATTAGCTGCTTCACTACCCGCACCAAAAGCAGCCAGTGCTGCAGCAAACGGTGCAGTCTTCTGTGGATTAGCCATAGCATATTGACCAGCTATTTGAGTTACCTGATTAACTGCATCAGCAGGACTAGGAGACACTGGTAAACCATTCCCATCTATTATTTGCCCTGGAACTATATTTTGTAAACCAGTTTCAGGAGAAACCATTTGCAGTTGTGTTCGTGCAGGAGGTTGCATCTGTTGCATTTCAGCGGGAGGACGTTGAGCAGCCTCACGTGCAAATCTTATATCTGCTAGACTATCAAATGCATCAATCATTATAAGCATCTCCTTATATCCATATAGTTAGACTGCGCCTTAGTCATATCTGCATGTAATGTATTTTCTTTATTATACAGCGAACCTTTTGAATATGCCATACCTTCAGATTTAG